TCGATGTAAATGATCTAGTGTTTGTACTTGCTGGGTAGTTTGCAAATTCTATTCTTATATCTGTATTGCCTACTTGATCTTTAAAATCAGGTATGACACGAGAACATAAAAATACTTGATCGCCTTCTTTTATGTCAAAGTCGCCACTTGTAATTTGACAATCCATTGAGGCACCATCATCATTAAAACCTGTTTCGTGTTCGTACAAAGTAGTACAACCAGCAGTGACGCCAAGTATTGTGTTGTTATTTGGTATAGAGCTTGGATCATAGAAAGTTGCATAAGGTTTAGAATAAACACCTCGATCGACCCATGATGTTCTAACAAAACCATCGTTGGTATACCAAACATTTTCTAGATAATTATATGTAACACTTCTATCTAAAAAATCAGAACTTTCTGATGCATAAAACCATGTTACTTCGTTAAAGTCTGTATTCACCGCAATAGATATTTGACCCGAAGCGGTTGCATTAATATCATCGAATACAAAATCTTGCACCGTACAATCTAATTTTTTAATTGCACCATCAAATGAATAGAACGCCGTTTGACTCATCCAGTATGTAACGCCGTTTACATCGGCCACACAGTTTGCAGATACAGCACCACAGTTTGCACCTATTTGGTTTAGGCCAAATATAAATGGTGGACCAATGTTGTTCAAAGCGTGTAACGCTGTATCTGTCCACACAAGAATAGAACCCCTAGATCTTTTTGCTGCAACAATTTTTGATCCATCCTGTATTCTAAAAGATCCAGCTGTGTTTGTGCTTGCTGGTGCCCATGTATTAAAATCTTCTTGAGAAGAAAAACGTAAAAACAAATCATCTTGATCTGTGCTTGTTCCTATTGTTGTTTCTGTTCCAAACAAAAATATATGCCTGTCAGGAGAAGAAACTAATAAAAATCTATTTGTTGTAGGTGCTGCTGATATCTTTACAGCTCTAGTAGTTGGACCGTTTGATAAATCCCAACGATATAAAGCATCATTGTTTCTTATTGCTAGCAAATCTTCACCAAAAGTATCAAGACTCCAGTATGTTGCTTCCAATTCAATAGAACTAGTTGATCTTGGTGTATTCCAAGTTCCCGCGTTCCATGTTCCAGTACTCCAACCAAAACCAAATGCTGATCTATCTGTACCTACAGTTATTTGATACTTTGCATTACCTGTACCCCCTTGAGAACTAGCCGTGCCAGACGCGTTGCTTGTGTGAGTTATCTTGTATGTGTTTCCATCAACAACTTCTGTAACCTCAAACTCATTGTTCATATCCAATCCTTGTGCTGTAGAAAAAGAATCAAAGGTTACAAAATCCCCGAGCCCCGCTCCATGAGAATTGTGTGTAACAGTAACTATTGGTGATCCACTAGTCATGGCAAATGGACCAGTCAACGCTGCTTCTAGTCTAATTGGTGTAATGTCATAAAATACACCTTCAACATATACATATAATTTTCTATCAGTTCCAAGAGCTAAGTGACGTACACCAGCTAAAGAAATCCAAGCTGTGCTTGCTCTTACAACGCCTGCAATTTTTTTACCTGCAACTACTTTGTTCCATCCACCAATTTTTTCTGGTAAGCCTGTTCTAAATCTAACGTTTTTAGAATCAATCCAACGACCCTCAGCTCCATACGTGGTTGTTTGTTTGTCTATTCCTGGAGCAAATGTTGCTTTTACTAACGCCATTATACCCCCACATCAGGAAGTTTAACTGCTTTTATTGTTTCTGTCGTACCTTTATTGTCTACTGATTTTGTGACGTCTCTTAGTAGTTGTTTCTTTGCAACAATATCAGAAGTATCTTCACCTGCCTCTTGTGCTCTCATATACAAAACATCTAGTGCTTTAAATTTTTCTCTGCGTTCTATTCTTAACTCTTCTTTGTGAACTTCTCTTGCTTTTGTTATATCAATATTAATTGCCATTCTCTCCTCCTACACCGTCTGTCATTTCAGATTCGTCCATGTCCCATGCGTTTCTAAAATATCTATCTGTTGGAAGATCTTCCGCATCAATTATTTTATATTTTTTTCCACGAGGTACATCTTTTTGTGCTATTTCATCTAGTGTTAAACCACATCCCTCTATTGGTTTAATAATAGAAATACTTCCATCATCTTCTTTAAACACTATAAATTTTTTCATAAACTGTCCCATAACTATACTCCAAATACTGACACAACTACATTATCTGTGTCTCTATATGCTAAACTGTAGTCTGTAAATATTGCAACACGAACAGAACTAGTTGATGGTGCTGCACCAGTGCTATCTATCCAACCATTTATATCAACTGCAAAATATCCAGCTTGTGATGATGGTGTAACAATTATACCATAGTTTGAATTAGGCATAGCAGTTGAAAAGTTTACTGTGTATTTACCAACACCATGATCTGTTATACTAGATACATTTTGACTACCATAAAAATTGTTATTACTATTACTATTAAATCTAACCCAAGCTCTTTGAGCATAGTAACCAGGGCTGCCTGATCCTGTAATAACATTACCGCCAATTCTGTCACTTGCAAGTGTGCCCGATGATATATTACTAGCATTTATGTTTGTAATACTTGATCCGTTACCAGACAAAGGGCCACTTATTGCTGTTGTTGCAGATAATGTTCCGGTAATGTTTACCCCCGAAGAGGTAGTAGAGAGCTTGGTGCTATCATTATGTTTTAAACTTACAGCACCATTTGCATCACCTGTAATCATGTTTTCAGTTCCAGCAGCATTTTGTAATCTAAAAGTATCTGTTCTTAACTGAAGTGTGTTGTCAGACTCAATTCTGTCAGCAGCGTCACTACTAGCATGATATACCTCTAAATCATTACTTGCGCCAAACTTTGCTTTGATATTGTCATTAAAATTTAAATCACCCGTCAGTGTTCCACCAGTGGTCGGTAATCCACTTGTTGAAATATTATTTAGTTGTGTTTGAATGTCTGAAGTTACACCATCTAAATGTTGATACTCGGTATTACTAACAGTACCGTCAGCTACTTGTGTAGCTTCTATTGGTATTGTTGCATATTTTTTTGATTCGTATGTAGCCATATTATGTTTTTATTATAAAGTTAACAGAAAGATAAGGATTTAAAACGTCTATTGTGCCCGCATTTCCAGAAAAAGATCCCGATGCACTATGCTGGTGACCAGCGCCGCCACCAACAGATTGTGATGGTGATTGGTTAGCTTGTCCTGATACACCAAATAAAATGTAATCATTGTTTCCTGCACCACCATTTGATTTACTTGTTAACGTTAAAGCTCCATTGGTTTGTACTTGGTTTGGAAAACCATTGCCACTACTTGACACAAAGTGTGAGTGACTAGGTATTTGTGATAAAGTCAAAGTATGGTTGTTTACAGTTACAGAAACAGAGCCTGATGGTGTAAAACTATCAGTTGTAGCACCACCTGTAGAACCAAGAGTATACGATCCTGATTTACCAATCATCATACGACCGCTTAAGTTTGGAACATTAAAAGTGCTTGACCCATCACCTGCTCCATAAGTAGTTCCAATTAATGTAAACAAAGCACTGTGAGTTGAACGTGAAACAGCTGCACCATTACAATTTAAATAACCTGTTGGAATACTACCAGCAGCTCCTGAAAAAGGTAGTATCATTCCTGTTTGAACTGTAAACGCTCCAGCCGAAGCTAGTTTAGAATCTAATTGAGTTTGTAGATCTGAAGTTACACCATCTAAACGTTGAAACTCTGCATTGCTAACAGTTCCGTCTGCTATTTTAGCAGCGTCAGCAATCGGAGTGTTGTAACGTCTTGACTCATATGTTGCCATACTACTTCTCCGTCAATTTCCAACCGTGCGTATTTCCTGTAAAGACAATTGTAAATGCAGCGCCTTCGGTTGAAACTGTTCCATTTCCAGTTGCACCAAATACTTTTTTACCATTTGGGTTTATTGTTAATGCATTGTTGTCAAAATTATCTGCAACATCCATAAAAGAAATTTCATCCCCTACAGCTGGGGCTGATGGTAAAGTTACAGTAATAGGATTACTGCTAGTATCTATAAATAATTTTTGTCCACTAAATGCATTAGCTGTTGCTGCTGTAATAGCTGATGTTGACCATCCTGAACTTGTTGTTTGTAAAGGATACCAATTTGTACCATCGGTTGCTAAAAGAATTCTACTACCAGGAGCTATATCAATAGTATTACCAGATGCTCCTAGTCGCATTGTTATAGTGCCGTTGACAGTACCATCGTTTATAATAAACTGTATTCTTTCAACAGCTGTTGTCTGAATAATAAAGGCTGAATTGTGACCATGAAATCTTATAGCAGCTTGTCTAACTTCGTTGTTTGCTGCACTTACTGGTCCATCAGTAAAAGTTAAAGTAACAGGACTAGAAGCAGCCGCTAAGTTTTTTGAATATACACCTGATATTGCTTCTTCAAAAGTATTACTAAAAGTGTTGTTTGTAGTATTACCCCAAGAGTTTGATTGTTCACCACTTGCAATTAATTCTATTTTTAATCTAGTCGAATAACTTGATGCCATTACGCTGCTTCTCCTTCTATGTTTCCTGCTCCTGTTTCATCTACCTCAGTCCAAGAGCTTCCTCCCGCCCCCGTAGTATCCACAGAGGTTAAAGGTATAGTAGCTGTAGTTGTATCATCTACATCGCTAAATGTAAACGTAGAAGTTGTGCCTACAGCAGTTGTTAAGGAATTTCCTGATACATTTACACCATATCCAATTCCTACGTTATTTACTGCTAGAGCCATAGATTGCCCCGAAACAGAAACGGTCCAGTTTGGTATAACTGAGTTTACGGAAGCAGTTAGAGACAGACCAGAAATTGCAGCTACAGGAGATAATTGAACAACAGTTCCTGCAACATTAATAATATTACCCATAGCATTGCCATGAGTAGTGCAATAATATCTAATGGTATTATGTGTATTTTGAGCGACGGTAAGTTCAACTTTCGCTCCAGGTTGTCCAGGTGCTCCTGTTACAACAAGTCCATCTGTTATTGAAACACCCGCTGTTGTTTTAAATCTTAAAGGATGTCCAGCATTAGTATTATCACTTTGATCAAATATATATTTTCTGCCTTTAACTAAATTTAAAACAGGTTTTTGCACACCATCAACAAGAAATATATTTACACCACTAACATTTATTACGGTAATAACAAAAGTTGTATCAGCTGCTGGTAATCCTGCAACTTGTGAAGTAAGTGCACTAGGAGAGGTTATGCCTGGACCTACCGCTACAGTTCCTACAGCACTTGTTAAAGTATTTCCTGAAACAGTGGCTAGAGCAGTTCCGCTAATAGACTGAACTCCTGATGTTGCGGACGTTAAATTAAATCCTTGCTCTACCGCTGTCACTCTTCCTATCTCTTGACCAAGAGTTACAGTTAATGTTCCGCCTCCTGTTGCCAAGTGAATTGTGCCATCAGCGCTTACAGTAGGCGAGTTCAGTGTAGTGTTAAGACTTTGACCTGTTATAGCAGGTCTTAGTTGTGGTGTTACACTATTGACACTAGAGTTTAAAACAAAACCGTTTACAAAGTGAGTTTTATTTACGGAATATGCGTTAGATAAAGTTAAAGTTAAATTTTGGCCTGCAGGTGCAACTATAGTCTCTCCTAGTACTTCACCGACAGCTCCAAATGGTGCCTGTCCAAATGCGGTTGCTCCAAAAAACATTACTTATCCTTTTTTAATGTTTCTATTTCAGTTTTTAATTCTTTTATGGCTTCTATAAGTAAAGGTACTAACTTGTCATAATAAACTGTTTTATAATCAGTATCTAAATTGTGTATATCAACAATAGGTGCTTGAGTTACAACTTCAGGCATGACTCCTTCAACCTCTTGAGCATTAACACCAACCGCTATTCCGTCTTGAAATGCCTCTGCATCAATACCTTTAGCTACATCATTCCATTCGTAATAATAACCATTTAACTTATCCACTTTGTCTAAAGCGTTTTCTATTTTGCCTTTGAAGTTTTTTAATCGAGAGTCGGAACTGAAAGCGGTTATGTTACCCGAAGCTGAAAAATTTCCCGAAAATGAGCCAGACATTGTAAGTGTGCCAGTAGAAGTAATTGTACCACCAGATAGTCCGTTACCCGTTGCAACTGATGTAACACCACTTGATGTTACATAACCAGAGTTATTTGTAAACTGAGATATGTTTCCTGATAATGAACCAGAAAAAGAAGTTGCAGTTACTGAACCATTAACATCAATACCCGACGCTGTAGTGTCTAATTTTTTAGCTCCATTATGATAAAGTTCTACTGCTCCACCATCTATAAAAGCCGCAAGTGAAGCAGACCTATCAGCTTTGGTAACTGTAACTTGACTACCTGATAGTTGTAAGTGTCCTGTACCTGCATCTTGTACTACTGAGTGGTTGCTATCATGAAATAATTTTAAATCTGCACTAGCACCAATTCTTAATTCTAAATTGTCTGCTGGGATTTCAAAACCATTTCCAGTTGTTTTAGCAATTTCAGTTCCATTATTGAAAAGTGATACACCACCTCCATCTGTTGCTGTAAGCATAGATGCAGTACCCCCAGCAGTTCCAAGACTAAATTGATTAGTTCTTACTTCTAAACTACCAGTACCAGTATCGTCCATAATAGTTTGTGAGCCATTATGGTAAATTTCAAAATCGTTTCCTGTTCCAAACCTTGCTTTTACATCATCGTTGAAGTCAACTCCGTTAGCGCCGCCAACTGCTGTAGCAGCTGTTGCAATGCCATCAAGCTTAGTCCCATCAACACTAAGGTCACGACCATCTACAGTTTCTGTGCCGGCCATTGTAATGTTGCCCGACATCTGTCCACCAGCTTTTGGTAAAGCTGCATCTGCTGTAGTTTTAGTGCTTGTTAAAATCAGATCTCTTGCTGCAATATCAACTCCGTCAACTGTGCCGCCAACAGTTAAATTTCCAGCAATGTCTGCGTTAGTACTATTATCTTCTATGACAGCCTTAGATGCAGGTAGCGTACAAAATACATCTTTTGTGCCTGCTCCAAAATCAACTAAATTATCTGCATTAGAACTGGATATAACAGCTGTGCGTGAAAGTGTATCTGGTGTAGCATCAGTTACTGTACCGACACCTATTTCAAAAGCAGAACCACCTTGTGCCTGAATACAATAGTAAGTTGTATTAGTATTACCTATTCCCGCTACAAATGTTTCAAAACCTACCTCTGCGCCCTCTAAATTTACGGTGCCAGTGCCTGTGGTTGCGGTCGTCTCTTTGACTCTATCATTTACGACGAAGGCCATTTATCCTCCTATCCTAATCTGATAAGCTCTGATCCACCACCCGCTGTAGGGAATTGAACTGTAAATGTTCCGTTTGAAGCTGTAAAATCTCCACCAAACGCTAACACAACAACAGCATCATTAGTTGGGGCACTACCATCTTGTCTATAAATCAAAGCACCGTTCGCAGTGAAAGATGCAGAAGTCCAAGATACATCATTAAAGTCAACAAATGCTGTAGCAACACCTGATCCACCAGTTACGCTAGCTCCGGTCAATGCTTGTCCACCTGCTTGATAAGCAGCACCTGATGAGTTTTGTACTTCGTTTGCTGTTGCATAAGCTGTAGTTGTAGCTCCTAAAGTTGCTGAAGAAGTATATAGCGCAATATAATAAGTGGCACCACCATCAAAATCGTGATTACCTTTCAATAGTTCCTGTTTGAACACATTACAAACTGCTTGTGATATCGCCATACTTTTCTCCTATTAAGGGTTTGCGGATGGTATAGGAATACGAATACTTCCGTCCCTATATTCATCCCTTCGTTTTTTACCTAATTGTTCTTGTGCAAGTGACTGTATTGCTTCTTGATAAGAAGCTTCGTACACTTGTTGATCGTTCGGCGCTTTCAAGAACTTAAACGCTTCACATAAGCAGGCATATAACAAAACATTAGGAGCATTTACGCTGACCCATGTTTTAGTATTACTACTTGATAAGCCTGATGGTTTTTTCGTAATACCTATCTCAAATTTATACACCTGATTGGGAGTTGGTGCAACGACTATTGTGCCCATATCCCAATTTGCATAGTATCTTGGTGTTGCTGTTGAGCCCACTTCTGGGGTGTCATAGTACTCAGACATAAAATCTTGATCTACTCTTACTAGGTCATGTCTTTGTTTTGTTCCAGAATCTAGGTATAAAGTAACATATCTGATAGTTGCTATTTCATCTATAGACGGTTTACTAGGATCTGTCGCACTGAAACCAGGTAATCTAACAAACCGGTTATTCGCTGCTGTATTTCCATTTACATAAACATTGTCATTATTTAATTCAATAGTTCTAAATATTCTGTGTTCAGCATGTTCAATAAAATCGTTTATAATAGTGTCAGTTAAAACCTGATCATCTGTTTCTGTATAACTTCTAATCTGTGTTACTAATTCTGCGTATGTTGTCATGCTAATAATGTAACAGGTCCAACTGATGCCCTGCCTCCTCCAAATTTAAATATACCACCACTTTCATAGTATTTAAAGGCTTTACCACCAGCAGCCTCAAACTGTGAATTATAGTCTGTTCTATCGTCAATTAATATCTTATTAGGACCACCAAAAGGTCCTTTATTAAAATTTGTAGCATAATTATTAGCAACTGGGGCTCTAGCTCCTGTTAGATTAGCTGCTATCCATGTATTTTTTTGGTTAGTGATATTAGTGCTTGTGGTACTAGATAGTATCTCATAAGAACCATTTTTAGAAATAACAAGATCAATTAATGCGTTTGCTTCCGCTCTTTTGCCAAGATTTGTAAAAAAGTTTGTAGGTGCGGCTGTCAAAGCTTGTGCTTCAATAGCTGGTGTCATGTCATACCAATCACCACCAGCATCTAATAAGCCTTGAGCTGTAGCAAAATTTGCAACTGCTAAATAATATTCTGTTAAAGTGCCATCTAAATCAATGTAAACAGTTGTAGTTCCTGGGTTACAGTTATCATCTAAAAACTTAGTCAATGCATCATTCGGGTTAAAAGAAAAATTATCATCATCTATTTTTGTTACTATGTGTCCTTGAGCAAGATTAACATCCTCTGCAGGTAAGTGTGAAACTTGTGGGTAAGCAGGAAACTTAGCAGCAGCACCTCTGAATCTTACAACATCTCCATTTACAAAACCATGACTAGGATCATTTACATTAATTATTTCTGAGTCTCTGACGCCTGATTCAAAAGCATCATTATCTAGTAAATGTGCAACTGGAGGTTCTACTCTGTCTGGTCTAGCATTCTGTAAACCTTGTGCATCACCTTTAAATACCTTTGGTTCTAATTGTGGGTGTTTAGTTTCAAATTCTGTAAAATGAACAAAGGATCCATTCCATTCTTTTCTCATTTCCTCGTAAGGAAAAGCTTGTCCGCTTCTATCGGAAATGGCTTTTGATTTTTTTCCTGATGCAAAATTAGACATTTGGATAATACGCTTGTGGAGTTATAAATGTGCTAGAAGAAGAACCATCTTCTGCTAATGCTCTTTGTAGTTCATCTTCATACAAAAGTTTCATCTGTTGCACTAATTCTGGTTTGTATTTCTGTGATAGGTAATAAGATAAACCAGCTAACATGCAAGGCACAAACCTGTAAGGAACGTCAGCTGTATTACTATACCCACCTACATCTTGTATTCTTTTTACAAAATAAATAGCAAGGTCTTTAGACGCATTTACTGTATCTGGTGTTGGGTAAAGGGTCAGTAACGTGTGGTCTATAAATCTTTGTACATAATATTGAGAAGGTGCACCCTTTGACAATTTATTAGATAAACCAGAATAAGTTGATCTGTTTATCTTTGTTAGCGCCGTATCACTTTGGTTTACAGTTCCTTTGCTGTTTCTTAACGCTGCCTCTAAGATATCATCTACTCCATTTACTGGATTTGTTGGAGATGTAGTTGCACTTGTGCCATCATCAGCACTTCTAAAAAACTTATACTCTGCTTGTCCTTCAACTAAATCAACATTTGTTTTGTCTATTTCCCAATAGTGTAAACCTCTATTGGCCCATTCTTGAAACATTATATTTAAAGAACGTCTTGCTGATTTTAATTGGTAACCACTAACAGATCTAAGTCCTACGCGATCGTACGACTCCTGTATAATATCATCTATTGAGAAACCACTTTCAAAAGTAGTTGTTCCTGATGTTGCCACTTAACCTCCTAGTTGAACGTTACTGTAACGCCACTGGTAGCTGTTAAATCTAAAAACACACCTGTTTTAAATCTTATTCCACTTCCAGGAATAAAAATTTGCAGTCCTTCATCCCCAAACTTAAAAGTGTGTGACGTACCTGCTGCTGAAGTATTATCATACAAAACAACAGCCCCACCTGATGCTCCTGCTGCAGTTATAGATGTAACTCTACATGGTCTACCTACTAGCTGACCGTCTGCCGCTAGATGTGCTGTTTTTTGGTCTGATGTGAATGATCCTCCACCTGACATAATATTATCCTCCTAAATTTGTGGGGCCGAAGCCCCACATTAATTTTGTATTAAGCTATTGTTGCGCCGTTTACTGAAGTAGCGACCCAGCCAATAGTGCTGTTCCAAACTAGAGTTACTGATTCAGCAACTGCATCAAAAGCAATTGTTGATCCGTTTGCAAATGTAGTTGGAGTAACTGTTGCAGTTCCACCACCATCAACAATCATGTTAATGATTTTCATTTGCCCTGAAGTTGTTCCATCAGCTAAAGTTACTGCAGCAGCTCCACTAGCTGTAGTAAGCTCTGTTATTAGGTTTACAGTATCTGCAGCTCCTGCGCCTGATAATGCTTGTACTCCGCCTCTAATAGCTTTGTTATAAGCAGCATTACTAGTTATAGCACCAGTGCTTGCATTTTTTGTTATATCTTCGAAACCGTTCTCTGATCTGACCGGTCCTGAAAAAGTAGTTGTACCCATTTTGTATTCCTCCTATTAATTCACACAGTCGCGAGGCCGTCTGGTCAAGTCTGTGTTTGACTCACTATACTCTTTTAAAATACTGTTTGCAAATAAAAAGGGGCGCCGAAGCGCCCCTCTTAATAGGTTTATAACCTTAACGATTATGCACCTGGAGATCCGAAGATACCTCTAGGATCAGAGAAGCCGAAGCTGTATCTTTCCCTAGCTTTATATCTTACGTTACCAGTCTCAAAATCACCTTCCATGGCAGTTTTGATTGGTGCACGAACCATGTGTTTTAGACCATTAGGAACATCAGTCTTAATGAAGAATGCATCTGGATCTGTTAGGAAGTTGTTTACCACATATCCTTGTGGAATCATTCCTTTAGATGCTAGTGCATTTAAATCATTGTCAGCTGTTCCAACTCTAGCCGCAGATTTCATGATTCTTTCAGCTGTAAATTGTAGAGCTGAAGGTATAATCATTTTCATACCTCTAGCAGCAATTTTTAAGCCTCTTTCATCAGTGAAAGCAGCAATGTCAATCAACGCTTGCTCTAAAGATGTTTCTGACATGTCAGCAGATACTAACAGTTCGTTAACAAACTTTCCTGCAATTGTTGGGTGACCAGCTGCTCTACCAGCAGTTTGTCCAGAACATAGAGATGCTCCGTCACCGCCAGCTTGTGCAGTTGCATCAAACGCATTGTTTAATACTGCAGCAGCTTTTACTTGCTTAGTTTGAGCCATAGATCTTGCTAGTGCCTTAGTATAACGTGTAGAAATTTTGTCGTACAAGTTATCTTCAATCGCTTCTTCAGTAATTGAGAACGCGAGAGCAATTGTCTCGTGTTGATATCTTGCAGTGAAAGTTTCTTGCGCGTTATCATAAGATACTGCAGCACCTTCTGACTTTACGCCAGCTTTGTCGAAACCAGATAACATTACTTCTTCTTCAAAAGCTCTGTCACTGTTTTCAGTATCAAAGATTTCTGCGTGTTGGTTTTCATAGTTTTTGTACTCAAGTCCAAATAATGCATTCAGACCTGGCTCTAGCTCTTTCGCTAGTTGTTGTCTTGATATAGCCATGTGTTAAATCCTCCTGCTATTATACGTTAGAGTATACATGCTCGGCGATCACGACTTTGTAAACCGCGTGTCCAGCTGCATCAATTTGATTTCTTTCAGGATTTCCTGAGAAACCTATAATATTGAGCTGAGCTGCACCAGGGGCTTGCATTGAAGTCATTTTCAATTCCATAGCACTTACTCCAGTTGAAGTTGAACCATTAGTTGTAACAATCTCATTAGATGACATGATGTCTGTTTGTTGAGATGCAGTACCAGATGTTCCTTGAATTTCGAACACTTGATAAGGATCGTCATAAACAAACGCGTCAGCTACTGCTGTTGTTGTCGCGTATTGGTTTTTAAAAGTTGGTTTATTCGTTGTTGGATCATCGAATTTACATCCCCAGAAAACACCAAGTAGATCATTAGCTGGTTCAGCTTGCTGTATGAAACCAGAATCTGGCATTACAGCGTCTCCTTGGAAAATTGCATCTTCAGAAGCTGCAATTTTATATTCGCTCATTTTCTGAGATGGTCCACTACCGATTTTCTCAACAGGATTAAAACCAAAAGGGGCATCTATATTTGCCATATTGTTTTTCCTCCTTAAAGGTTAAGTTAAATCGGTGGTCGAAATATCAAAATGCTATTTCTTTGTACCACCAAAAGTTACACGAGTCTGCCTCTCTTGATTGATCGGCATACTTGGGTGCTGTTCCTTCAAGACATCGTT